TCGACTGCCAAATCTCTTCGTCTGAGATTAGACAGTTACAAGAATCCGGTGAATCGGAAAAGGCAAACAATCTAAAAAACGGAGAATCGAAAAATGAGCAGATCTAATGGGTGGAGTGAAGTTGGAATGTCGCTGGCAACTGCGACTGACTCGTATAAAGCGACACATGCACCACAGTATCCAGATGGAACTACTAAAGTGGTTTCGTATCTTGAGGCTAGAGGTAGTGAAGTGGCAGACTATACGGTGTTTTTCGGACTGCAGTATTATCTCAAGCGGTATTTGACTGGGGTGGTGTTGACACGGGAAGACGTTGACAATGCCGAGATTTTCTGGAATGCACATTTCGGAGCTAATTATTTTAGGCGCGACCTTTTTGACTACATTGTTGAGGTTCATGGTGGTAAGTTGCCGCTAAAAATTAAAGCAGTTGCTGAAGGTACTAAGGTACCTCTCCACAATGTATTGATGACGATTGAAAATACAGATCCGAAATGCTATTGGCTTACTAATTTTGTAGAGACTTTGCTACTCAAGGTTTGGAACCCAATTACAATCGCAACAAATTCTCACGCGATCAGGCAGATTCTGAAAGAGTATCTTTCCGAAACTGGATGTTCTGATGTTGACGGAACGGTTAGCTGGATGTTGCACGATTTTGGTTTTCGCGGTGTTTCTTCTGAAGAAACTGCGGGGATCTCGGCAATGGCTCATCTACTATCGTTTATGGGCACTGACACTGTTGCGGGGGTTTTCTTCGGAAGAAAGTACTACAATACGACGGACATGTTAGGGTTTAGCGTGGCGGCTGGTGAACATTCTTGCGTTACTCCATATGGACGAAACGGTGAGATTGAGTATTTTAGGAAGATGCTAACTATTTACCCCACTGGAATAGTCTCTGTAATTTCAGACTCGTTCCATATCTTGGAAGCAATTGACAAGTTTGCTGAACTTAAGGAATTGATCATGAACCGGGAAGGTAGACTCGTTATTCGACCTGACTCTGGAGATCCTGCAATGACTGACCTGAAGGTGATTGAGAAGCTAGGTGAAATATTTGGCTACGAAGTCAACGATAAGGGATATAAAGTATTAGATACTCATGTTAGAGTCATTCAGGGAGATGGAGTGAATCGTAAGTCGATTCCTGAGATTCTCCAGCTTCTCAAGGAACATGGATGGGCCGCTGAGAATATGGTCTTTGGTTGCGGTGGAAAGTTGCTTCAGGACTTCAATAGGGACACCTTTAACTTTGCAATTAAGTGTTGCAGGGTCGAGATTGGAGACGAAGTTCGATACGTTGAGAAGTCCCCCACCGAGATCAATGCGGCAGGTGAACTAACTACTAGCTTCAAGAAGTCTAAGAAGGGCCTCCTTAAGCTAGTGAAAACTGGAGATTCTTTCCTGACAGTAAGTGAACTCGAAGATAATTACTCTTCATTAGAAGACGAACTAATTACTGTTTTCGAAAATGGTGAGTTGACGGTAGATCAGTCGTTTCATGATATTCGAGTTAAGGTGGTGAGGTAAAAAACCGTTTCATTTTTCTACAAAGTCCTCACTATAAAGTGAGGGCTTTTTTTGTTCACGCCATAAATATTATCATGAACATTGAACAACTTGACGATTTGATTAGTAAATATCCACTCAATAAAGTACAGGGTGTTGGAACCGATGGAAAATATCATTACGTATATAAGATAGTATTTGAAAATGGACTTTACTATATTGGAAAACATTCAACTAGCGATCTTTTAGATGATTACTTTGCTTCGGGTAAATTACCAAACAAATATAAAAATGAAGGATATTTATTTATCCGCGAAATACTAAGTTACGAAAAATCAAGCAAAAGTGCATTGTTTTTGGAATCTTGTATACTATCAAACGGATCAATATACGGACAACCAGAATGCCTTAATTGCTATCCAGGAAGCCCACCCTCGACACAAGGATCTATTGTGATTAAAAAGAACAATAGGTTCAAAATGATAAACAAAAAGTTAGTAGATTATTACCTAGAAAATGGTTGGGAATTGGGAGCACCTAAAAGAATTAGAATGTCTAACGGACTCGAAGATAAGTATGTGTTATTGGATGAAATAGATGAATATGAAAACATCGGGTATTTTACAGGAAGAGTTAAAATGCATGATCGTATTTTTATTGAAATGGATGGCAAGTTTAAGTTTATATCTCCAACAGACATTGTAAAATATGAAACATTGGGATGGATTAAAAAACATCCACACGAAGGAACTACAGTATTAAAGCGAGATGGAATAGTAGTTAAAGTAGAATCTACAAAAGTTGAATCATTACTTGAACAGGGATATGTACGGACATCCACCGTTGAGGATTTGATATATATACGAAAAGAGGGAAAGTTTAGAAGAGTTGCTGTTGAAGATGTGAGTTCGTATTTAGAAAACGGATGGGAATTAGGAACTAATATTTGTGGAACTATATACGTTAACGATGGAATTAGAGAGTTTCGGATTAATGCTGAAGTAGTAGACGAATATGTTAGAGAGAGGTCATGTGTTATAGGTAGATTAAATTATGTATTTCTCAACAATGGGATTAAAGAGGTTAGAATCAACCCCAACAATAAAACTAAAATATCTGAATATGTTCAAGGTGGATATGTAATTGGGAAGTTAACAAGGACAACTAAACGTAAAGTCAAAAAAGGAGGTGAGATTAGATACATTATTGAGAAAAAGTTGCAGGGATACGTTGATAGGGGGTGGGAGATTATTCATTGATATGTAGACCTGCTAAGGTGCTACAATAAGTTCATGAACGACACAACCATCGCAACAGACTCTAACGGCACCCTCAAGGTTCGAGGCTTCTATCGGGCACCTGATAGTGAAGTCAAGGGTGTAGAAGGCTTTAAGATGCCCGCTAGGGCTACCAAGAAGTCTGCAGGCTACGACCTCTTCAACAACACTGGAGCAGACATCGTCCTCCAGCCGAATCAGACATGTGAGAAGATTTCGACTGGAATCGTAGCATACATGTTAGACGACGAAGTCTTTAAGGTGTATGGCCGGAGTGGACATGGATTCAAGTATAGTGTAAGGCTTGCCAATTCGACAGGCATAATTGATGCTGATTACTTAAAGGAAATCTTCATCAAGATCAGGAATCCAAATAACAGTCAAGTGATTATTCCAAAAGGCGAATCTTTTGCGCAGGGAATTTTCTCGAAGTATCTATTATCTGACGATGATGCTGATACTGTGGGTGGAGAGCGAACAGGCGGACTTGGATCTACAAGTTCTAAGTAAGGAGATTGTATAATGGGTGATAAGACTAAATTGTCAATTTCACCCATTTTCTTTAACTTGATGGCGAGTTTGACGACCACTGCGATGGGCCAGACTTGGTATTTTGTAAGAGAAAATGGAAAAATTGCATCAAGGAAATGCGACGAGGATAAGGGAATTATCCTCATGAACATGGAACTAGATGATTTCGCTTTCTCTTTCGAAGAGAATGAAATCACTTTCCATAATTTCAAGGAATTCTTAGGAGCCTTGAAGATTCAGGACTTTCCGAAGAGTGACGTTTCTTTGACTCGTCAAGTATATAGGGGTACTGATTCTGTTCTGATTAAGAATGGTAAGTCGAATATCTATCATCGACTCAGCGGCAAAGACAGATATGCCGCTCGATATGGATTTGACCAGTTTGCTGATATTTCTGCAATGGTGTCGGATGCAGATCTACCTAAGATGCTTTGTTTTGATCTATCTAAGGAGACGATCCAAGCAATTTACGAGAAGGCATCAAAGTTCAAATCAGAAATCCTATCATTCTCGAAGAATTCCAATGGAGTTGTGATCAACTTCACTTCAGAGTCTGATAAGATTTGCGAATATACCTATGATTTAGCGCCAGACGAAATCGTCAATTTCGACACGGCTAACATCACATCCGAAACTAAGTTTCCATATTCATTCTTTCACATCATGAGGGCCGCAAATGTAGATGTTCGCATCTATGTATTTGGCACTGAAGGTCGAGGGATTTTAGCGTTTAAGGGTGAATTCTTAAGCGGAAACGTAAATGTAAAATTCGAGGCTTCTTGCCCGTCGAGGATCTAAAAATGGCCGAACTAGATGATACCATTTGGAGTGAAAAATATCGAGCTAATACTATTGACGATCTGATCCTGCCGGATAGACTGTCATCTATTTTTAGGAATGCATTGGAACATCCAATGCAGTTCCCTAATATGATGTTCCATTCTTCAGGCGCAGGCATGATGAAGACCACTGCCGCAGACGTACTCGACAAAGAAA